CCGATCCTGTTTTCCCAGATTGCCGCCCCGCTGTGCGGATTCCGCCGGCTGCCACCCCGCTGTGCGGGTTCCGCTGGCTGCCGCCCCGCTGTGCGGGTTCCGCTGGCTGCCGCCCCTTCTATCCCCAGACACGCCGACGTTGGCTCGGCGGTCTGGGTGTTTTTGTTTGAAAACAGAGATATTATCATCTCTCCAATCCACCAGTATTGGAGTCAAATCCGATTATTCATGGAACCTTGATGTTCCACACCGTTTTATGTGCTGCTGAACCCCTAAAGCGGGGACGCAAGCCCATTATTCGGGAATTTTAAGCTGCTGACCAGCATGGATGATAGTACCAGAGATGCCGTTCAGTTTGGCGATCTTCGTCCAGTCAGCACCGTTGCCCAGGAACCGCTGGGCGATGCCCCACAGAGTATCCTTCTCCTTTACCTCATAGGTAATGTAGGAACCAGTGGCGGTATCCTCGGAACCCTTGTAGGCGTTCAGTGCGGCGAAAGACTCTGCACCGAACTTACCGTCCACTTCGATCTTAGCGGCGGTCTGGAACGCTCTCACGCCCTGCTCGGTGTTCTTACCGTACTCACCATCCACCGTACCACAGTCGAAGCCCAGGGCGTTCAGCCGGGTCTGCAACTCGGTTACGTCATCGCCCTTCATGTAGGGAGAAGTCACCTTGAGGGTACGGCTACCCAGGGTGTACTTCGTGACGGGAGTAGAGTCAGCCTTGTACTCCACATCGTAGGCAGGTCTACCGTAGCCTGCCAGACGGTCATAGTTCAGACGGTACTTCTTCTTGTTCACTGCGCCACCGTTGGCAACCACGCCGCTTGCGCTGGAAGTGTTGCCCTCCACGGTGTAAACGTAGGTCTTGTCCACCGCATAAACCAGACCCGTATGGGAAATGGTAGTCTTGTCGGAGGAATAGAAGAAAATCTGATCTCCCGGCTGGGGAGTGTCGAACAGCCTGCCGTTGCTCTGGTAATACTGACGGGAATACTTACAGCCTGCACCGCAGTTGTTAGCTGCCTTAGTGGGCTGGAAGGTCAGTGCAAGGGCAGCAGCCATGCCGTAGGCGGTAACAAAGCACCAATCCACGAACACGTCACACCAGGCGTAACCGTTCTTCCTGCCGTTGTAGAAGCCCAGGTTATCCAGATCACGGGCGAACTTCGTGTAGTTTGCATCGCCAGCGTTGGCGGTATCACTGTCAAGCTGGGAATTGGTTTCCTTCTCAAGGTAACCGACTTCCTCCATGGCTACGGCAATGACCTTTGCGGGGTCATACTTGCCAGCAGGGGTTTCCACCTTGACAGGCTCCTTCACGGGTTCGTCCTCGGTCTTGTCCGGGGCAGTGGCAACCACATTACCCGCAGGCTTAGTGGTCACATACGCATCGGTGAAGCCAGCGGCTTTCACCCGGTCAAGCTGCTCGTTGGCGTTGCAGCAGGCAGAGTACGCACCAGTCTGAACCACATAGATGTTGCCGTCCTGGGTGACCATGGCAGTGAAGCCCTTCGCCTGCACAGTGGCAAGCTGCTTCTTCGCAGTGTCCAGATCAGTATGGTCACTGACCGCCACACGGTACTGGTTACCAGAAGTACCAGCGAACTCATTGTAGTAGGTCTGACCATAGCCTGCACGGGTTTTCTGGACGGACTCACCCATATTGGCAGGACGCTCATACTGGGTGAGAACTGCGTTGGACGCTTCCAGAATGGAAGTCGCAGCCTTGAGGGTGGTCATCATGGACTTGTAGCCCTGCATTTCCTTCCACATAAACTCAAGCTGCATGGTCAGATCACCGATGGACTTGCCCAGGGAACGGGCATAGTCCAGAAGTGCCTGCTTGCGGCTCCAATACGTCCACTGTGCCAGACCGTAGCCTGCACAATCCTTGACGAAATTGGTATAGGCTCCACTGTCAACCGCAGCGGTGTACGTATCATCAGTGTAGCCCAGTTTGCTCTGATAGGAGTTCTGCAAATTGGTAGGCTTTAGTGCGGACTCCGCATTGAGGTTACCCATGATACCCGCAATAGCGAAGTCGTTCAGCCCCTTACCTTTGAAGAAACTCCAAATGGTAGAAGCTACGCTCATGGCTTAACCCTCCTTCCCGGAAGTGTGGTTTTCAGCGTTTTCCTTCAATACCTCAATAGCCTTGACCACCACAGCGGGAATGGGAACACCCATCAGACCAGCGTTCTCAATAATGGAAATAGTCTCGTTGGCGATGAAAGCAATAATGGCAGCGTCACGGATGAAGTTGGAACCCATCACCATATCCAGACGGCAAGCCACCAGTACCACCAGCAGAGTCATACCCTTGCGGCACAGACCCTTCCAACCTGCACGGCTTTCCAGTGCGCCGTTCTCGGTCTTAGGAGAAGCATGGAACACACCCGCCACGATCATGCCCGTAACGTAGTCCACACCCATGAAGATCAGCAGAGTAACCAAAGCAGCATCCCAACCCCCAAACAGGGAAGCAATACAACCGCCCACCATGCCAATAGCAGTGCAAATAGTAGTTTTCATTGTCATATACCTTCCTTTTCGTATTTTAGTGGAGGGAGAGGGTCAAGCCCTCTCCCGTTGCCTTACTCGGAGTAGACTTCCCAGCCAGCGGGATAGGCTTCGGGACTCCAAGTGTTTGCATCAATGAGGGAGATGTACAGCGTACCGTTGTAGCTGACAATATCGCCCTTATTGTACGCATCAGTAGCACCAAGGGGCTGAACCCATTCGGGATAGCCGTCCTCGGTCACGCCGATAGCCTTGTACAGGCTGACAGCAGTGTCGGGAGTATGCTCCGCAGCAGAAGTGTGATCCTGCAACACCTGGTAAAGCTGGGGGTCACCCACAGCGTTCACACCGTAGGAGAATACTTCCTTCGTCTTGTACGCCTTGCCCACAACGTAGGCGGGGTACATAGAGGGGATTTCCAGCATCATGTCAAGCTGGGTGTCAGCGTCCAGAGTACCCACAAAGTATTGCAGGGCGGTACGCATTTCCAGTGCCATCTGGGTCATGTTGCTCATGGCTTATTCCTCCTTTCCAGTCAGCAGGACGTTCATTGCCTGCCGCAATTCAGCCATCTCACGGTTCATGGCTTCCTCCTTCTTCTGCTGGGCGGTCTTTTCACCCAGCACGAACCAGGACTTGCCATCCACAGTGCGGTTGCTCATAAGCCGCATGTCCGTGAAGGTTTCAGTGGTTTCACCATCGTTGATCTTGACGGTATCCAGATTACCTTCAAACACGGAGTCATCAATGACCCCTTCGGCAATGTAGTTATTGCCGTTCAGTTCAAGGTTGTCCAGCACAGTACCGTCAGCCAGAGTGATCTTGTACATTGTGATATACCTCCTTTAATTGCTTGTAGAGAGTGTTCATGTTCTCCCTTTGCAGTTTGCTCATAAGCTGGTAGTGATTGCACATCCATGCGTTGTACCAGTCATCGAACTCCTTTTCAGAAAGGATGTGGACAAGTTTCTTCATCTTACGCCGCATACAGGTCAGACGCTTCGGGTTGATCTTCTTAATCACCCTGCCTGTATCGGTCAAGGAATATTGCACCTGCAAGAAACGCCACAGACTTGACAGCTTGCATATCCGGGTCTTGCGGGTATTCACCGTAATTCCCAACTCATTGGCTATACGGATGATCTCTTGAAGTAGTTCCTCCAAGAACTCTTTGCTTTCGTGGATGACATAGCTATCATCCATATATCGTCCATAGAACTTTACGCCCTTGACGATCTTCACGTAGTTGTCAATGGGTATCGGGTAGATAATCCCGGCTACCTGCGCCACCTGGTCACCTATGTTCAAGTGCTTGTACATGTACTTCTCACCAGTCAGAAGCGATCTGTCCACTTCTTGATATTCCAGTGAGTTGAACACCCTGTCCATGCAGCCTGCGTATTCTTCATCCGTCATGTAGGACACATCTATCTTTGACCGATCAATGACCTGCCGAAGAAAGCTTAACGCCCGTTCATCGTGGATGTACTTTTCAAACTGCTCCATGAGAACATCGTGTCGGATGTTGTCGTAGTATTTGGAGAAGTCGATCAGTAGAATGTAGCCCTCATTGGACTGGTGTTGCTGGTAATACTTCCTCAAGTGAGTCAGCAACCGCCTACGGGCGAAATCAATCCCTTTCCCAACCTGGCTTGCGCTATTGTCGTAGATAAGGTAGTTGCGTACAGCCGGGGTGAGGATTTCATCGCACAGTGCG